TCGTTCTTAATGTATTTAGTATTTAGTTTAAAGGAATCTGAATCTGCAAAATCAGCTGATTCAAAGTTAACACCAATAAACTTAGCAGAGTGTTCTTTAACATACGTATTAAACATCACTGACATTAATTCAATATATCTCCAGTCTGCTGTTTCTTCATTTAGTTGAATGTCTTTCATTTCAAATGTAGAAATAAATTCAATAAGACCAGCAATAGTAATTTGATACATGTGGCTTGATCTCTTATTTTCACTAACAGTTCTTGTAAAATCTTCTAATTTAAAAGATCTAGATTTTTTCTCATCAATAAAAGAAACTATTAATCCGTCAATTTCTACTTCAAAGTCTTCATTTAACGTAGGAGAAATTGCATTTGGATTAAATGTCTTAATCATCTTTTGGGTAAAAGGTAATCTTGCATCTGTATTTGGATCATAATCAAATGCTTCAGAAAACTCCTTATCTGACATAGATAGAACAGTTATTAATTCTTCTTTTTGCATTTGAGATAACATACCATCAAATACAATGCTAGGTCCTTGAACCTCTAATATCTTTGACCATTTATTTAATATAACTGGATCGCTAATTGTTTTTTTAATCTTACCTGATTCATTCATAGTTTGAATGTGAGTAAGTATTAAATTGTTTTTAGGCAGTTTAGTATATTTATATTCTGACACGTTTAATTCAGGTAAATATTCAAAACCAAATTTCCAATCATGTGGCATTTGTTCCTTTATACTAGGATCTAGACTTTGGATGTGCTTGACACCTGTTTCATATAAACCTACTATTGTTCTGTCTATCATGTTCATTCTAGAATCTCCAGATTTGTAATATTCAAATTTAGTCTGGTTTCTTCTAACGTGAAATGAAGCTCCTTGTATTTTTTCAGTTACTAGAACCCTGCTATTCAACATATCTTGAAATGCATTGATATTAGTTTCCTGAAATACTTGTCTTAGTTTTTTAAGTGCCATATTATATTATTTATCTTCCGTACTTTATGATTCCCATCAGCTGATTGATAGCAGCAAAAGTACCTGTTAGTTTCATAGTCTTTCCTTTATATACAAAAACTATTCCTTCAGTTGGTATGATAGATTCTACTCCTCCAATTCTATCTAATCTCTCTAGTTCTTTCATTACCTTTTCGATCTGAGTAACGCTTCCATCTTTTTTGATCTTTTCAGATTCTGATCTAATTTGATTATGTAGTCTTTGCATCTCTTTGTCTGGATTTGCAGCTACAAAATTAGAAGCATTCATAAGAATTATAGACCCTAGTTCTAAAAATAAATCTTCAAACGGTCTAATGTTTTCTTTATATTTCTTTTTAACATCTTCTTTGTCAAATTTCTTAACAGAAGCAGCTTCATCTTTTCCTATCTCCTTTGCAAGTGATCTCATATTTAAAGACTTTTTATCTCCATAAGCCCATCTTAATAATAAACCTTCCTTATAGTCTTGTTGTAAATCGGGGAAATTTGCATCTATTGTTTCTCTCCACCACATTTCATGATATCTAGAAACTTCGTCACCGTCTGTTAAGTTATAACGATCTCTTAATTTTTCAATCTGCTTTATAAATTTAGCTTGATTTTTATCAAAATTAATATCTTTACCTAGTTTTAAAATCTGAGGAGGAATTATTGTAAATGTCTTTTGAACATCGGCATCTACTTCCTTTAAAGCTTTGACTAATTCTCCTGCTATTTTTCTAGATCCTGTAATATTACCATTCCCATCAGTTTCTTGAATATCGTGAAATTGAAGAACATCTCTTTCGTAATAGATTACATTTGGGTTTTTAGAATAGATTAATTCTATATTTATAAAATCTTTACCGTCATTAAATATGGACTGATCTTTAATTTTTGGAAGAGCTTCATTTAGATCTTTAGCTGCAAACACGTATGTTTCTCGCACTAAAGGTACCTCATGCTTTTCAAACATTTCTATAATACCGTCTAAATCAACGGGACTAATTAATTGACCTTTATTTCTAGAAAACATCGTAACTCCGTTTTTTACGGTTGCTAATAGATTTTGACCGTCTGTTTTTTCAGTGGCTACCTCTTCAAAGTTTAATTCTCCTTGAAGACCAGACGTTACGATCTTTTTAAAATCTGCGAATGTTAAATCTTTTTCATCGAAAGGATGAGACATGTGACCAGCTGCACCGCCTTCTAAGATTAATTCTTCTTTAAGTGTATTGTATTTTTCAACGATATATTCATCAAATGATAAAACTTTACTCTTATTTTCACTCATATAATGTGCAACATATTCCTCTCTGGTCATGCCATGTGCATCTGCGTGATGTTGAATAAAATCTACGAAGTTGTTATTTAGTTCCATGTATATAGCTAATATAATTAAAAAACTTGACCCGGAAAAATCCAGGTCAGTTTATTTTTATTTTTTATTATAAATATCTATCGATAAATTCTTCTTTGCTACCAACAAATGATCTAGTCTTTGGGCCGAAAAGAACAATCTCAGCACCTTCTGATTTAAGCCAATCTGCAACTTTTTGAGCTTTTTTCTTATCAGCTGATAACCATACTGTGTCAAATTCAGGACCATGAGACCTTTGCATTACAATACCTCCTTTTTCATTTGTAAATTTAAACTTATCTCCAAGAGCAACACTTACTTTAATATTTTTATCAAAATTCTTTTTATGATTCTTAAAAGAATATGCTAAAGCACCTGAGTAACTTTTAGTGTCAGTTGTAAATTCATCTAAAGATGTAGTAGTACCTTCATAAATATTTGATTCAAATGCTGGAACTAATCCAGTTTCTCCGTAGATATCTGCCATCATCCATTTTTTAGAACCTTCATCCCATAAATAAACGAATTCTGCACCACCTTCGTAATTTGCATCTTTAATATATTTGTTAATATTCTTAACATTACCTTTCATCAGATTAACATCTCCGCCATAGAAATTAATTTTCTTAACGTCTTTATCTAAACCTGAATTATCTCCATTTTTAAGAACAAAATCTACATTTTTACCACTTTTAAAGGTTGATTTAATAATAGGCAACATGTTTTCAGGATATGAATCATAGTGAGTATATACTGAAGTAATATTTCCTTTCTTGTCTATTTTACCAAATTGACCTCTAGTTCCTTCATTAATTACATAATTGATTACTTCGTTAAATTTAGATTCTTTTAAAGAAATTTCTTCTTCAGTTAATTGAAACTTAACTGATTCTTCTACTGCGTTAAATCCTGCTAATAATTTTTCAGCAAGTTTAGATTCACCAATAGATTCTAAATATAGAGCAGTGCCTTCAGCAACTCCAATACCTGACCATCCGGCAGCATTTGAAATTCTAGAATAATACTCATCTAATATCTGTGATATTTTCTTTGCTCCTACTATAATAGCTTGTTTACCAAGAGTTAAAGGATTAACAGTAACACTTCCTAATCTTCCTTTGATAATTTTTTCAGTAGCTGTTCTTTCTCTATGGAAATTAGCATCAGTTAATGCTTCAGCATAAATATATTTAATAGCTCCTAAGTGAGAAATTTTATCAGCTGTTAAGCTTCCTAGTTCTGCAAATATTTTATTGTATTGAGTTAATACTTTCTTTGCATCTCTTTTATATTTAATATCTAAGGCCTCATTCATTAATGATTCTCCTAATCCCCAGTAATTTGCGTAATCGTATTCAACTGGGAATATACCTAAATCACCTTCATCACCTTCTTCACTTTTAACAATTTTAGCAAGATAGTAATCTCCCTTTGCAGTATCTTCATATCCGTATGAATCTGCATCTGATCCCATTTCTTTTTTAAATTGTTTTGATATCTTTCTCCAATTATCGATAGCGATTATTTCAACTTCACTTCCAATTGAATTTTCAGTAGTATCTCCTACTTTAAATTTAGCTTTTTCAGTAACTAAAGATTCTGAAAATTCTTCAATATGTTCCATATCGATTTCATCTTCTCCCTTTAATTCTTTTTGTACTTCTTTAGACTTTACTAATTTTGAAAGATCTTTCATAGTGATTTCTCCATCAATGAAGTCAGCTAGTATATAGTATTGATTAGCAGAAAGTCCTTCACTGTCTCTAAAATCACCAATTTCTTCAATTGCTGCTTTAGTAACGGTCTTAGCTTCAGTAATCACTGATTCGCTTAATGAATTTCTTAGACCACAGTGTACGCATTCTACCGTTCCGTCCTTGTCAATTTGCTTATATAAATGTCCTTTTTTATTAGTACATTTTGGTTCGTCTGATTCAGTAACTTCTTCTGATGCAGTAACATCTTCTACCTCTACTTCTATTTCAGCGATTTCTTCTTCTGAAACATCTCCAAATATTTTTGAGATAATTGATTCTTTCTGATCTTCTTCTAAACCTTCGAAAGAAGTTAATCCTAATTCATCTAGAATAGCAGCTATTTTACCAACTGATTCTTGTCTTTTTAAATTGTTTTCTTCTCTAAGTTTACTAACAGATTCCTGTTTTCTAATCTCTGTAAACGATTTAAATGAAGAAATTTTATTAACTTTTGCCATTTTTAATGTTTATTTAATTTAGTTTCGTTATTCTATATATCTCCGTCAAATTTGACTTTCTTAATACTATACTCAAATTTCTCTTGTTTATAAATTTTTTGTCTAGCTTTACTGTGTTTGTATAGGTAATTGTCCCATTCGTCGGTTCTAATGTCATCTACAAAATCGATAATTAATACAGCTTCTTTAGACTCATGCTGCCTTAGACCTCTACCAATTGACTGCCTGATGATCACCTCGGACTTAAATGACTCTGTAAAGAATATATTGTGTATTTTCTTAATGGAAATTCCAGTAGAAAATGTACCATAACTCGCTACAATAACTACTTCATCTCCTGCTTCCATTTTCTTCTTATATTCTTCTCTAATATCTTTATCAGTTCCTCCATCTACATAAAAAACTCTTTTATCTGAGTTTTGGCGAAGTTGTTCGTATATTTTTTTACCATGTTCTATCCTATGAAACAGAACCAGAGAGTTTCTAGGAACCTTGCCAACGACATTACATATAAAATTAAGTCTACCAAAAGAATTAATAATGTAATTTTGTTCTAGTTGAAAAACATCCTTCCTATCATACTTATTAAATGCTAATTCTTCAAATGCCTTTTTGGCGGAATCAGGTGCGTAATTCATTTCAATTACCTTTACTTTACATTTAGCGATGTGACCCTGGCTCTGTAAAAATGCAGCCTTAACTTCGCTAATTACAGGACCCGTTTGACTCATTAGTGTTAACTTGTCTAAAGATCCATCTTTAGGAATTGTACCCGATAAACCATACTTATATTTTGCGTTAGTACATTTTTGTAATATAGTCTTAATAGAATTAGATTTCGCTTTATGGGTTTCATCTACGATAACAGCGTCGAACTGTTGAAAGTATTCTTTGGGCTTTTTAACTAGGGATTGATATGTACCTATTACTACATTCCGGTCTGACTTTATTTTCTGACCAGCGTATATTTGTTGTATCTTTAGTTTTATTCTATTCTTATTATTGTATTCGTGGAAATCTTCATGAGCCTGTACAACTAAAGAAACATTAGGAACTATAAATAATATTTTCTCTGCTCTTTCTTTTTCTAACATATAAGCTACTGTTAAAAAGCTAATAAGTGTTTTTCCAGCAGACGTTGCTAATTCAGCTAAACATCTCCTAAACTTTAGGATATTAAATGCAGTTTCTATTTGATAATCCCTTGGAACAAATTTGCTACCCTCAAAAAATTCTAAAGCCCATGCTTCAAATGATTCGGCTCCTATGTTTCTATCAAATAGTCTTTGAATTCCATTAAGTTTAAGATCAAACTTATATTCCTTGCAAATAAGCATAACGTATCGCCAAAGACCAGCGGGAATCCACTTATCGTCTTTGATATATGAAACATATCCGTCCCATATTCCTTTCTTGACTAAAGGATTAAATCTCCAACTATCAATTCTTTTAGTTAAAGATATTTTAATCTGCTCTAGTTCAAGTTCCTCTGCTTCATCAATTCGTAAGAATTGATTATCATCCGTTAGAGTTAAAATCAATTTTCATTTAACTTTTTTTACAGTCTCGAAATATCAAGGCGATTCTTTATTGCAAAGCCCATATTGTCGAGAGTTTTTACTGAGCCTTCAATAAAGGCCTTTTGGCTTTCAAGTAAATCCAAAATTTGCTTATCGTCTGAAAGATCTGCATCAATAAAACGTTCTCTTTGTTTATCTGTTATCTTATAATCAAACTTATAATATTCAATCCATTTTTGTTTATATAACTTGTCTACTGTTCCTTTCTGCGTTCTAATTTTACCACCAATGGTTGCTAAATTTTCAACTAATATTTGCCTATAACTTAATGTGTATGCGCTAACATCTTCTAGGTTAATACCTTCTTTTAAGTTTTCAGTAAGTTCTTTAATCTTTAAAGTCCATTCTGATCTTTGTTTTGCTAAATATTCGTCTAATTGTACAATCTTAGATTTGTTTGATTGTTCTGCCATGTGGTGTTTTTTTAGAATAATGAGTTGTTATTAGTATTCTTCTTAATATAAACTTGACTCTTAAATTTTTTCTTATATTTAGGAGTTATTTTAATTTCTTTTTCATCATGTGATAAATCAGCGGCTGCAAACCCAATAATCATTTTTAGATTTTTGTGTCTTTTTCCATCTTCTTCGAATTGATCTAATTCGTCGTTTACCATTTGTACGTAATCGTCTATCATAAGTAATAAGCATCTAGTCGTGAATTACTAAAATACTTATCCATTGTAGATAAACATTTATTTTTTGTTTTCCAAGCAGCGATAACTAGATCGTTTAGATCTTTAATCTTGCTAGGATATTTATCCATCTTAGATTCAGAAAGAAATTTGTCCCATGTAAATACTTCTTTACCTCTTTTTAATTTTTGCATCATCTTTGATTTTCCTGCTTCGTCGTTATCAAACATATATCGTATTGTTGGAATTTCGTCTAATTCTTCAGTTGATCTAGTTACAGACGCCAATGCTATAGAGTTAGGCATAAATAAGGCATCTAAGGGTCCTTCGAATACCGTACAAGGCATTTGGAAGTTTGCAGTCATGATACCAAACAAAGTTGATAGCTTCTTAGAGGATATAAGCTGTTCATCCTGAAGAGGTATTTCTTTATTCATTTCCTGATATATCTTTTCTATATCGTATGTTAAATATCTTGTGTTTTTACTTTTCCTTAAAGATCTACTTTGAAATCCTATAACTTTACCTTCAGGCGCTAAGTTTAAAACTAAGATTCTTTTATCTCTAGGAGAATATAAGAAGTGATTAAGTTTCTTATGTAAAAACCTGTTCTTTAAATAGAAAAAGGCAGGATCGCCTGGTTCTATTTCTACAAGTTTAAAAACTTCTTTAAGTTCCTTTCTTGTAGGTGATAAATCATATAAAGTTTTAAATACACCATGTTGTAGAGTGTCTACTTCATTAACAGATACCTTGTGTTCTTTAATATATTCTATAATTGTAATAGAATCTTGAGTATCTTGGAATTTTAGGTGATGATCTTTTAGAAAACCATATAGATCTGAGTGTTGTCCACAATTAAAGCAGTGGAATTGTAACGTTGCCCAATATAGATTACCTCTTTTCTTATGAGTTTCACCATGTGAGTCACCACAATAAGGGCATGCCAGGTTTAAACGACCTGGCATTTCCTTAATCATGTGTTTGTTAGGGTCAGTATGTTCTTTTACACAAACTTGTTTAACTAAACTTCTGACCTTCTGCTTTAAATCTTCTGTGATTTTTTTAGATTCCGATTTCATCTAAGAAAGAATCTAGATCATCGCTATCTGCTGATGCAGTTGAAGATTTTGTTTCTGCTGCCGTTGGAGTCGCTGTCATTGTGTCAGGGAATTCAAAGTTAGCATCATTTCCTGTTACCGGAGCTGCTTCTTTTACTGCTGCTTTTTTAGCAGCTGGTTTCGGTGTAGAAATTACAGAATCCATTGAAGAACCAGGGTTAAGATATTGTCTTAAAATACCATTGACAAAGTCAAGAGTTTCAGCATCCCATTTCTTATATCCATAAGGATCTAAAGATGGTGCTGTATCTAATTCACCTTTAATAGATGTCATAGCTTCTTGGTTTCTTTCAGCTGGTTTTCCATCAATTGCAATAGCTGATCTAGTTGCAGAGAATTTAGACTTATCATAGTTATTATATTCACCTTGGCGAGTAATAATAAGTTCAAAGTTCTTTCCTTCGAATAAATCATAAATCTGAGTTGGTTCACCAAATGCAGGTTTAGTTTCTTCTTCGATCTTCTCTTTAATTTTGTAACCGAATTTAAATACTTTATAAGTACCTTCTAATTCAGGGTTCTGAGGATCTTTCACTACTTTAATAAGTGAGTAATACTGTTCTCTACGCTTAAGCTTGTCGCTCATCTTACGGTCTACTGCTGAATCACTCTTACGAAGTTTGAAGAATGCATCTGCAATTGGACACTTATCTCCTACCGTTGAAGGTGAATCAATAAGTCTTCCATCGCCGTTAGCGTCAGTTAGCCAGTGTACATACTTTTTAACTAATGAATTTCTTGGGTTTGTTGGGTTTGGAACAAAACGAATAAGTGCTTTGTAAGTTCCGTCTTTACCATCGTCTGCTGATGGTTTGTAGATCTCATTTGTAGAGCTTGAGCTCTTTGTTTCATGAGTTTCAACGTCTGATACGCTGAGGTTAAAAATGTCAAAATCTGCCATGTCTTTAATTGCTTTAATTTACGTTAATGTCTTTAATCTTTAAAAAACTTTCAATAGTTATACATGTAATTCTTAAAAGGTTTCACAATAATAACTATTCTATATATCCGTATCGCAGGGGGCAGGGGAAGAATTATAGCTCTGTGTAAGTTGCACCAGATTCGTCAATCCACTTTGAAGAAGAGTTTGGAAGACGAGCTAAACCAGCCTTTCTTAACATATCTATCATTTCATTTTCTGTTATTCTATGTTGAGTTACCATATCACTTAAAATCTCTTTAAGCTTTAATAGGTGTGCCGGTATTATTTCTTTATCTGTTTGCATATTTTTATATATCTTTTTATTTTATGAAACTTTATGGGGAAAAGACAGTATAACTTAAGACTTTAAGCCTCAGTGGTAAATCTATTCCTCAGTGGCCGACATCTTTGCTCTAACGAAGTGAGTTAAAAAGTAAGCGTCAACTAAATCGTCAAAGGGTTTTGGTATTTTTTTCGAAGGTCCAATTTCTTTCACACAAAAATCTAAAAGAGGATGTTCTGCTAAGACTTGATCTTCTAATACATTACCTAAAAAGGCATCCCATAATTGAGACTTATTCATGTTTCCTTTTCCAGCGTGTTTCTTAATTGTAGTAGGAGCAATGGTTTGAATGTCTAGGATTTCAAGTTGACTTAGCATTCTTTCTTTAAGTATTGCAGCTCCTGCAGCCATATCTATAATATTATTAGTTCCCATTTTAGAACCGAAAGAAGTTCCTTCAAAAGAAATAATATATTGCTTCTTTGTTTTTGTAATATCCGTTATTAAATTAATAATGTCATCTGCTGTTTTAGCGTATCTCTTTATCTTTGCTAATTCAACGCTTGAATAATCTGCACCATGTTTTCCCCAGTCGGGTTGATTAATAAGAGTAACTCCCTTCAAATGAGATATGTCTTCTTGCCAAGCTCTTTCTTTCTTGGTTCCTTGGCCTTCTTTAATATAAGATATGAAATGATATTCGTTAGTTTCTTCTTGGTATATAAAAATACCTGGAGAGTTTAATGAAAAGTCTACTGATACGTAATTCAAATTAGAATGATTTTCCGATAGCAGCACCTAATCCAGCGCCAACTAATCTTGAGGTTAATAAATCGTAAAAAATACCTTTTTGAATTCCTAAAACTTTAGCAACTGTTTTACCAATTGTTTTACCTAAAGCAAATCCTGTAAGGCCACCAAATATAGAACCTAAGAAACCTTCATTTGTTAATTCCTCATTAAATCTTTCAAAATCAAACGTTCCATCTTCATTTGCGTACTGTCTAGTAAATTCTTCTAATGCCGCATCAACCTTTTGCTCTAATTCGTCAGTCCATTCTGACTGTAGAGATTCTTCTAATAGAGTAATTTCCTCTTTAGTTATATTCTCTTCGCTTAAGTATTCAAAAAATGTTTTCATTATAATTGTCTATATTGTTATGGATTATATATCTCTTTTATTTATTATCTATTTCAGGAGTTATATTGAACTTGTTGTAATAAAAATTAAGGGTGAATGTAGAAAACTCCGCGACATTACTTGACATATTTAATTCCAACTCTGATATTGAATTAAGAATAGGTTTTTCGAAAACTGCACTCATTAAATGTATACCCTCAGAATCCATTATTTGAAGTTTAAGATCGTTAATAAACGGGTCTCTAACCTGTTTTGAATAATAATATAATAGAGTATCTTGCATTATAAAATAATTAACATATCCATCTAATAACTGAAGCTCTATAGAAAATTGTCTTTCAATAGTATTCTGTATAGGAATAGATCCTCTGTGATATGTAATAGTTCCATCGTTAGGAGATTGTGATATTGGATCAAAATTAATCCCTGGCATACTTAAACCCTGTATTGAATAATTGATAAAATCAATAGGTTCTTCTAGAATATTTCCCGGAATTCTATTCAAATAAGGTCTGTATTTATCAGCTACTTCCTTTGGAATAAAGGTCCTAGGGAACTTAAAGTTAAATAAGTTATTTCTACTATTTAATATCATTATATTATTTCTACTTTTCCGTGATACAATAGGGACTCAGTTTCTCCATTCTTTATATTAATATAGAATTTATCTTCAAATTTATTCGTATCGGTTTTATCAAATCTAACAGCGGTTGTTTTAGGTATTTTAAAAAACACCTCTCCTAATCCTAAATCTATATTAGGAAATGATGGATCATGTGTCATTCTTTGTTCCGTAGCACCGCTTTTAATTATTAGTACTATATTTTCTGCACTTACTAATGAAACTGCTTTTTTATCGTCTCCGAATGGTTGTGCAATATTAAATTTCACAAAGTTATCAGATACCTTAGATAATGATATCGTAGCTTTACCTTCTTCAAAAAACTTAATGTTATCTAATTCTTCAGATTCTGTTAAATCTGTTGTAACATTCGTAGCGGATGCTAATATCCCATAAGTGTCTAATGCAACTGGAACATATTTAGTTTCTCCAACACTAGGTCTAATTGAATTAACAAATTGATTTAACTCTCTATTTACTGTAGTGTTAGGAAGCTTGTTATAAATAATAGTAGGATCTACATTTCTTAGATTAATCTTTTCCATTCTAGTTCCATACTTTTTAGTATTATAAGAAGTCATGGTCGCAACTTTAATAATTTGAGTATTATCGGTTTCGTTATAAATTCTCATTGTATGTCTTATATAAAAAGAACTGGCAATGCTAGCATTAAATATGATTGGTCTAAATGGTATTGGAGCTTCATAATTTGCAGTCTGGGTAAATGTCATAGATGAAGTATCTAAAAAATCTAAACCTATTTGCTCACTGACTTCTATATCATGAAATATTATAATGTCATCACTTGAAGTTTGTATTCTTCCATTAATGTAATTTTCAAAACCTTGTCTAGAACCGTCTTTAGTTCCATATACTTGAAAATAATCCATGTCTTCTACTTCTTCTATGTTGGCTGCAATATCTAAATATTCATCTTCTCTAGAAACAGTAACGTCAATCGTGTCTTCGACGTTGATATATTCTACATTTCCTTCTTCAGTTAAGGTGTTTATTAATTTTAAACTTATTTCATAGTTAGTAGAATCTAATATTGCATCTTCGTTTTCTCCAAAAAATGCGTCGTGAAAATCTTTATTCTTAGTTGAAACATCAAAATAAATTAAAGAAGGTACCTTGATTTGTATGTATTTAGAATATGAAGTATCACCTAATACGAATGAATTAGGATTACTTATTTCAAAATTAGAATGATTTAAATAAACTATAGATGTAAAATAATTATAAACCCCTGATTCTCTTTTAACTTTTACCTGAAACATAAAACCTTCCTTGCCTCTTGCAGCAAATGAAAATCCTGTTTTTAGATGCAATCTAATCGTGTCATACCAAACATCTCCTACTATATTATCATCCACGTTTGCGAGAGAAGAATCAGTACCGTTCCACTGTGAATTATCTAAATATGCCAGATCATTTTTAAGTAAAGCCCATTTACCATCACTATTTGATGGAACCCCATAATATCTTCCAACTTCACCTGTTGCGGTTTTAATACTATTTCCAGTTTCTTGTTCTGGTTCTGCAAATAAAGGGTTAGCTCTATTTCCTACATTTATTTCTCCTCCTTTAAATGTATCTCCAGCTAAATTTTCATATGAATATTCAAATCTTCCATTAGTGCCAGGGGTATATACGTATGTATTACCTATTAATTGTGTAGTTGAACCATTTATTGTGAAGCCGGCTATATTGTCTATTGTAGAATCTGATAAATTAAATTTATAAGTTTTGCCATTTTTAAGAACTAATTGTCTCGATGCGAAGTCATTAATAAAAACATAACCATCTTGTATCTTTACACTGAAGTTAACAACATCTGCTCCTAATTCATGAATCAAGAATCTAGAGGCTGAATCATTAGATGCCTCTGTGTTTAAAAATTTAAATTGACTTCCATTGTCGTCGTTTTCTATCTTAGCATCATCTACATAATCAATGTTTTGATCATGGTACATGAACTCCATTAGAATGTCGTCATCTAGTCTTAAGAATTTGGATGATTGTGCCATTGTTTATTTATTATTTTAAAATCTAAGAAATTTAGGTGACCAGTATACTCCTATACCGATTGATGGACCAGTACTTATAACTTGATTGTTATTCAAATTAATTCCATATTGAAATCCAACGCCAATAGACCACCCTGCTTTTTTCTCATATTTATTATTTAATCTATCGTTAACTAAGTTTATATTTTCTATATTAGTGAACGTTACTCCTTTATATGGAGTTGTAATTTTAAGTCTGTCAAATCCTTCTTCATTAATGATGGCAGCACTTAAACCTATTCCCTGTATAATATCAAATCTAGAAGAGAATAAATTATAATTAGTGCTATCCTTTAAAAGAGATATACTTCCTTGAAATCTTCTCCAGTTATATTTATCAAACTCCCACTTATCGTTTACGTCAACTGTTATCGTATCTATATTATTTATAGAATCTGTATCTACCGTTACAACTCCATTCGCGTTTATTATCGAATCTTTTACGTTTAGTGTTGTTGAAAGTAAATTATTAACATTTTCTAATTCGTTATTAATATTTAATTGATTAGCATATTTAGAAACTAGTTTTTTATTGCTTTCAGTTAAAGTGTTTACATCATACTCAAAGGATCTTATACTAGAAACTAATTCTTTATTTTTATTCTTTTCAATTATAATAGTATCTTGCGTCGCCTTATAGTTATTAAGATTTCTATCTGAAACCTGCTGAACCTGAACTATCTCTCTTTTTAAATTTTGATTAGAATTACATTGTTGTAAAAGACAGAACACCAAAATCGCAAGTCCTCCGAAAAGAATTGCGTTTTTGTAAAGTTTATATGTGTTCAGTATATTCATATATTAAATCTAAATTTTATCCTGAGAACTCTCCGGTTCCGTCGCCGTTTTCTGCGCCACCGTTTGTGTTTGTTGCCTTTTTATTATTTCCTCCAAGAGGCTGTATGTTACCCGGTGCCTGTGTGGCCCAATTTGAAGCATTACTACTGTCGGTGTATTGACCTCCGTTGGCATATAAAAAATGTCCAAATAAAAGAGCAATATTATCTCCTGGATTTGATGCATTATAATTTAGAATTTGATCTACTACTGACGAATCTAAAAGAACCTTAAATTCCACTGTTTGATATCTTCTAAACATGATGTCTTCTTGTCCAAACCTCCATGAATGTGAATCCATGAAAGAAGTACCCGCTGCTTCTGTACTACCCACAGTCACATTATATCCTCCTTGTAGAGCCGTTCTACCTCCCATATAATTGAATCCATATTCGTATGGACCATACGGATTCGTACCGCTATTATTATTTCCTGTACCTCTAGCTTGGCCGTCGTCATAATGTACAGCTCTCCAATGATCATCTCCTTCGTCGTATGTATATGGATCTAAATATTGTACAACATCATTTGCCGTAATACCTAGAGAGGGGTATTGTGATTGTATTTCTGATAGGTTAAACGTAGTTATCACAGGTAATAAAATTTGATCTGCCGCACTATTCCCATTATTGGTTATAGGGTCGATTGCAACCTGTATAGGCTGGGTGTATATTCCTTTACGACTAACTAGTGAATCTCCTGCAGAAATTGTCATAGCCGGAGGATAAATTCTTGAGATGTATGATTCACTATCATACCATTCGTCATCAGCTAAAGCATTTCCAGTTCTATCTGAATCATAACATCCGGAAAATGAGTCTGGATACATTCCACCTCCACTTGGATTTGGAAAGTTAACCCATGGAGTCGCCGGATATTGCGCATCATAGCTGCTAATTGCATTCTCATTAGAATCCGGTAATCTTACGAAATATCCCTCCACAGCAGAAAGGTTTGAAATTCCGCGCCATGATGAATCTGCTAACCTAGCTCCAACTGGATTAGGATATGCTGCGGAAGGCGTTACAGTGTTTCCATATATGTCAGTGACACTAGAAGTTGAAACGCTCGTTAACATTGGATTTATAGTATACCAATGTCCGGTTAGACTGTAGCCGACGCCATCTGCATAATAAAATACATCACCTGCTACATAAGTAGCTCCGGTGCTAAAAGTACCTCTGTCATTCCATGTTCCAGTAACAAATGCTGGAGATGGTACTGCGTATGGTGTTGATGTAGGCTGATTTGGATTTGGCAACCTATATTCGTTCCAATTAACAAACCATGAATAATGATCTAGTGATGAATAAAAACCCAAAAGATTACTGTTATCGTTATCACTACCTGTTTGGTACCATGCTTTTCCTTTCATTTGCACAGTTAAAATTAAATTTTCACCATACTCTAAATTATGCGATCCTATTGTGTCAACCACATAAGTAAAATCACTTTCATCATGATCTAATATTTTTACACTTCCGAATCTATACCTAAGTTGTTTAGTCAATGCCTGGTCAGCTGTTGGTTGAGATGTGTCCATTCTAGTTTGCTCCATTGCAAACTCATATTGTGCATTAACTGGGGCCATCGATGGCTTTTGCCATCCAAGTACGCCACCGCTCTCTGGATCTACACCGCCTCCACTTAAAATATTGGCTTTGCCGGCACTAAAGAAATCTATTGTTGCCGGTGGAGCTCCTGCTGCTTTAAAGTAGAATCCAGGTAGACCTAAATAAATAAGTTGTGGAGTTCTAACAATTTTATAAACTATATGATCTTCGGGTATGCTTGATGGTTCTGCCATTCCGACCGATTCATCACCTGTTACATAAGTATCTGTAAGAGTACTTCCATTTTGATTCATTGTTGCATAACTTCCTCCTAATACATTAAGAGCAACCGGTCCTGAAGTAGTATTACCGTCAGGTGTTGTTATACTATAATTAAACGAATTTAAATTTGGAACCGTATACGATTCTCCATTTTGACCTACCCATGTTTCACCATTACAGAGATACCATCCTTCATATTCAGTACCTGCAATCCCTGCTCCAATTTCTATCTCTATATTATCCGGATTTGTTCCACTATCAATATATGTTTGAATGTTCTGAGACTGTATAAAGTTATTTGTATCTTCGTAAATAGAAGGTAAGAATGATATTATCGTTCCTATTGGTATTCCTGCTCCAATTTCTTCAGGTGTTTTAAAACCTATCGTACCATCATTATCTAGAGAAACTGCTATTTTTCCTGCAGCGGGATCAGTTCCTGGGGTAGAACTAGGACCTATGTCTATTTTAAATATTGATCCAACAAAATGAGCACTTCCTGTAGAAACAAAATTACCAGTAAACAATGCACCATTATTAGCGTCCATTGTTAATATGTTGTTATCGCTTAAATCTTTAAATTTAAAAGAATCAGCTCTATAGTTTATATTTTTTTGAACACCTGTAGTCTCATTAAACCCAATATTTAAATTATATCTGTTTAGTGAATTACCATAGCTTGCATCAAAGTAAGTATCTGTTGTTAAATCAAAATCAGCATATATTCCTTGTGAATTATTAGAAACTAATCTAATATTAGAATCTACATATTGGTCGTTTTTATTTACTACTAATTGTGCTCTATATATAGGAGAACTGGAATTTTGAATATCACCATATTCTGGATAATCGGTTGTAAATCCTAATAATACAGTAGGTGAATGATCATTCTGTGTACTGCTAATAGTATCGACTGGAACTATTGTTTGTATATTTAAGCTTGATGTTTGATACACTACACCATCTTTCCAGAAATTAGAAACAGATGTATTAATAGGTCCTTGAGGACCTTGATCTCCACCAGTACCCTGAGGGCCTTGATCACCAGCCACACCTTGCATCCCAGTTTCTCCAATTGGACCAGTAGATCCCATTGGACCACCTCCATTGGCAACTAATTGATCAAAATTATAATTAATTTTATCAAGTCTTTCCTGTTGCGAATCAGATTCTAATATCTGTTTTAAATTTGGTATAGGCATTACTTAAATCTTTATTTATTTAGTATATATCTTAATTTATTTCTTTAGTCTATCGGCATTATTGTTGGGCTATCCCCGGTCATATCTTCGTCATAATACAATTCTACATTAACGTTGCTTCCACCTATTGCATTTTGCCCAGACTGTTGCCATGATTCAACAAACTCTAGAGAAAACTCCCAATTATCGCTAAGGCTTGTATTTCCAGGAATACTA